TCGTCTGGCGTGTAGTATGTTTTGCATTTAGCGTTTTCTGGCATGGCGCATACGTCTGTTCCAAACCTAAAAACACTGTTCAGCATGTCAAAAAACGCTTGTGGTGTTTCCCACATATCGGTCTTGCTTGAAAACATCAGTTCATTGTTCATTCTTCACTTTCTCAAGTTGTGGCATAACTAGCGTTATACATCTTCATACTGCCATCACCATCTGCACGGCTTGCAGCTCCCAAAACGTCTTAGCTTGGTGACTCTCGATCCTCTCGCGCATCACCATCGCCCGACACTCTTTGCTTGCCGGCGTGTAGGTTCCGCGCCAGGCCGAATCAATCCCTATGTTCTGAGCAATGTTTGTGCTGTCCGCGCTTGCGAATGGCAGGCGCGAGAACACATCCGGGTTCAGCATCCTAAGCCCGTGCAACTTGCAAACCGGGTTTCCGTTCTTGTCGCAAATCGCGTTCATCGCTTCTGCAATCCGGCCCCACCATCGGGCGTCGCCAACGGTTGCATACTGTCCGCTGCTTCCGAGGCACACTCGCTGCCACTCCCGCGCAAGACGCTGGAGCCTGTCGATAGATTCGTGCATGTGCCACACTGGGGCACCAACCCATCGAGATACCGCATCGAACCAAGGCCATTCAGCCAGGAGTGCATCATTGGCTTCTTCATCGCCGTCTATCACGTCCGGTATGACTGCAAAATCAAAAGATGGGTAGCGGTGCAGCTCGGACACCCATGCGTAATAGCGGCCCCAGTCCGTTACAGGCTCTCCGCTATTCCATGCGCTGAAGGCTCCGTTATCCACTGCGAAGGACTGGCAAACCTCCAGCACCAGACCCAACTGGTCTGGGTAGCGGAAACTCACGAACGCATGGCCTCCGCTCACTGCTGCGCGTGCTGCTGTTGCCGGCGTTATCGGTAGGCCGTGGTAGTGGATCACTCGCGCTCCGTAGTTCCAGACGTATAACCCGGCAATCCAACTGACGCCGTGCCGGCGCCGCTGAATTTTTCGTTAGAAGGATCTACCTCGCGCCAAAAAATCCATCCTGACCCCGCTATAGGCTCTGGTTTCACTGGTTCTAATCCTTTCATCACAATGCACATTTTCCTTTTCCCTTCGACATCACTGCACCACTCGACAAAAACAGCGACATGCTCTGTGCTTTGGTATTCCCCGCGCTTACTTAGACATCTCTCTGCTATGTAGGCTTTCCCACTTTTAACCCTCCGCACTCTCTCTAGCTTCAACATCTTTCTAACCATCCGCTCCAGTGGGACGCTTCGCCTGCGGCTCGCGCCCATGATCTATGGCGTTATGCACCACCGGACTTTTCCAGAAGGTCCATCACTCGGTCGCTTTTTATAGTTTTCATGCGGCCAAGTATTATCCCTTGTTGGGCCTGTATTTTAAGATATGGGTTTTCAATGGGAGCCCCCGTGCGTGGATGCGAGCAAATCGCACCGTTCGCCGCCACATTTTCCGAAGCCTCATGGTAAATGCGCAAGGCATCAGCAAAAACATGTACGTCAATCAGCCTGGCGTGCGGGTTGTCGCGCTGAATCTCTGCCGCAATATCAATTATTTTGCCCATATCTTTACTCCGGTAAAAAACGATAACTGCTCCGGCTCAAACGCCTCTGACACTCGGCTAGCTCTGTATATCTCCATTCCACTCGCGGCATCGCCCAATATCGGCAAATCTCCCTCTATTTTTTTGACGAGGTCGTAATCCTCTCCGCCCTCCGTAAGATCGAATTGCTCAAACCGTGGATTGAAGTTCAGATTCATTGAACCGCGCAGCAGTAACTTAAATTTATTGCTGCAAATTGTGACAATTTTGGCGTGATTCACCACATACCTAACCGACTCCGGCCCGAATGTGTCTTTCCAGCGCGAAATAAGCGTGGAATTTTTTACTCGAGCGCCATAGTCAATTACAAGCGTAGCATTTTTCACGCGCCCATCGTTGCGCAGCCGCTCCATGCACTCTATTTCATACTCGGCAACGGTCCAAGTCCATATAGAAATATCAGACGGTCCGCACTGGTCAAGGCAAGCCAGCGTCGCGTCGATCATGGAAAACTGCCCGCGTGTTATCGCAAAAATAGCGGCGCCTGGCTCTATCGTGCCGATGCAGTCGGCGGCCGTTTTGAAACTCTCTATGACCCGTTTACGACGTGTCGCGGGGGATGAAATGGACATATTTATTTCCCTTAAAATTCGATGCATAACAAGGAGATCAAGGCGGGACGCTAGAACATCTGTCTCACTTCGTTGTTGCGTTTTCACTCGCTACCATTAGCTCTGCGTTAGGTTCACGGGCCTTCTCTATCCGCTCGCAAACCCATTTACCGGTGCGCCCATTGCTGATGCGCACCACCTTTTCTTTCAGTCGCACCGGAAGGCGAACCGTCAATGTTGCCATTGACTCGCCTGGGTATTGCGGCGGGCGATTTGCTGGACGTTTCATGCTATATCGGAGCCGGCATATACCCGCCCACCATAGTTATACCCGTCGTGAAACGCTACGGTGAACACCGAACCGTCAGGAAATACAATCTCCCCGTGCTCCACACGGGAACAGCGGGGCGAATTCGCCCTCGTTAATTTTCCTCCAGCTTCCTTGAGTGCTGCTATGCCTCCAGCGTAGCTAGCAGGAAAATTGGCCTTGAACATTTCGGCGTTCGTCATTCTGACGCTCCTTTTTGTTTGCTGCTTGGCACAGCGCCTTGCATGATTAATAATGTAGTGCATAACTAATCATGCGTCAAGCGCTTTCGCAAAACAAAACATAACCCGTCAATCCAGCGGGACGGCTTCGCCGCCCTGAATTCAGGCGTTAGTCCGCACGAAACAGCCACTGCAGTTCGCGCTCAGTGCGAGCCTGCATCGCCTGCACCGTAGCCCACTTCCCATGAGGAAACCACTCATCTCGGTCTTCTGCACGCTTCGCGGCTTCGATCATCAGCAGCGCTAGTTGCACATCAACGTGCTCCAGGCTGTAGCCGTGCTCGCCAATCGCGGCGGTCAGCATGTCGGCCAGGCCATCGCGCACCCGCTGGCTATCGGTCAGCATCACGCTGTCCAGCCCGCGCGGCCTAACCTGGCACTCAATCGGACTTGCACCGGCAGCATTTGTAGTCATTTCAGTTCCTCGCAGTGCAATCCGGTTAGTTTTGCGTTGGGGCTTTCCCCCACTGTTCCGCCATTGCCTCAACCTTATTTACCCATTCCAGAAATTCAGTTGCCGACAAATCGCCCTTCGCCCTGTTGCACACGAAACAGCACGGCACGACATTCGATTCTTCATATCCTACGGCGTTATCATATCGGTCAATTCCGTTGTATTTGAATGGTTCTTTTGTGTTCTTGGTACGCTTCTCATTGCTTGCGATTGATCCACAGTAAAGGCAGGGCTTTGAAATAATGGCGCGCACATATTCACGTCCAAGATTCCACGATAGGCCGCGCCTGGCAGCGTGTCGTTTATACCCAAGGATCACCGCAGTTAATTCCCCGCCGTTGTCAGGCTTACGCTTTGTGGACTTCACCTCTTTCGCAAAACAACCACAACTCCTTGTATTTCCGCTGCGCAACAAAGTACCCTGCACAGTCTTTTCGTTCCCGCAATCGCAGCGAACAATATAATGCCGCCGCCACCGCTTATCGTGATGCGAAAACGATATAACCGTGAGTCGGTGAAACCTGTCTCCTGACTCCACTAAGTGCTTACTGTTATTTGTTGGCATAGCAGTACTTAGACATATATTCCGAGTTGTCACAAACGAATAATGAATACTGTTCCGCCATTGCAGTTGCAAAGCCTTGGTATGTTCGGCTTCGCTCCTTCCAGCGGTCATCGCTCGGGCCTAGTTTGTTCTGTCCGCTGTCGCACTGGTTGCCCCACCGTGGTCGCGCCACCTTGTCTCCATTGCAATTCGGGCAGGCGTACTTATCGGCGTTCAGCACTTCGGTCCCGCAGCACATCAGGCGCGGCTCTACAAATTTCGTCGGCCTCAACGGCGGCAACCCCTTAAGCCAAAGGCATGTCTTCTTGCTTGCGTCCTCTCCGAATTGATACGGGTTCACAATCTGGTCAGGCTTCCTGATCCTGCTCGAGATCACGCTCACCGGGTTCTCAATAGCTATTTTTGCTATTGGTGCATCCATCAGCCGTCGCACAAAATCCAAGGCGTCTTCTGTTAGTTTCGGATCGCGCAGTCCGCGCGTCGTCCAATGCATCCCACTCACGCTTAAATAAGTGCATGGCGGATGCGCAATCATCAGATCAAAGTGCTGGCCATTGATCAGATCAAAGCAATCACCCTGATAGTGATACGGACTGTTGTCCTCGGCCGGTTCAAAGTCAGCCGATAGTACATCGTGCCCTAAGGCCATAAAAGCGTTCCGTACGCGCCCGCTGTATTCACAGGCGATAAGCACTCGGAGTTTTTTCACTTATTACCTTTCGATCTGTTTTTTGCTCTTGTCAGAATTTGCAGGTTGTTCTCAACATGCAATCCACTAACAAGACTATTTACATTTTCCTGCTAACACGTCGCCACGCCACGGTACTCCAGACTCGCGTAGAGCGTCCTTTATCGCCAGCAGCGAACAGACATCGCCGTCCGCCATGTGCCAGTTTGCGTCGAGTGTCTGGCGGATGGCATCGCGCAGCCTGCATATCTCTGCCGAGGCATCATAGATTAAATCTGGGTCTGACCCTTCTTCACGTTCAGCATAAATTCGATCAATAATATCCATCTAAATCCTCCTGAATAACTGTGTTTTCGAGCGGTCGCTGTTGCACCAAGAGCTGAGTCATCTGCTCCAATGTTCCCTTGTGCGTCCGGCCTTGCGGGTCGATAACAGTCCACTGGTTCGGCTTCTGCATCAGGTCAATCCCCTGCTGAATAGCATTGGTCTGCGTTTCCACGCTCACATGCTGAATGTCTCTCGGAATAGCTTCCGTCATCGTGTCTTTCACGGAACGCCTTTCCGCAAGTCGTTTTTCTTCGGCCTCTTTGCGCTGGTTGAGGCGCATGGATAGTATGGCGGCGAAGTCCTCCTCTGACTTAGTGCAGACATTCAGCCAGTCTGGGAACAGCGCCATATCCTCACCGACTGCGCTCTTGTTGTAGGAGATGCGCATGGCTGTTTCGTTCGCATCGATCTTGGCATTAGCTAGCGTGGTTGTGATCCTGTCGATCATGCTATTCAGGCTCTTGAGGCCCTTTATGGACTCGGCAAAGGAAGGAACGATGGACGGCATAAACTTACCGCCGATCCGCTTGTTGAGTGCGTCAACGTGGGCACGATATTTATCCTGGGCCATCGTGATGATCTCGGACTTTCGGTTGTCCTTCTCAACCTTGACTAGCTTGTCCAGCTTGAGGCGCACCGTCCGGGCCTCTTCCTTGATGGCGTCGATGGTGCGGAAAAGCTCTTCAATGCTTTCGGTCTGACTCAGCGCATGGGACTTGGCCGAATCCAGCCGTTCCTCGGCATCCCTGCAGAACTTGATGGCCTTCTCGGCGTCGGCGAAATCTTGGTCGGTCTGCAAGTCGGTTTTGATGCCACGGAACACGGCCAGAGCGGTTCCCTTGAACTCGTCCAGGTTCGAGGCGGTGACCATTCCAGATACTTCGATGTGCAGGGAAGGCAGTTGATCCGGTGCGCGGCCGATGGCCTCAGGCTTGGCTTCTACGTACTGGTAGTCTTCCAGGTCGGCCTCGAATTGATCCCAACCGGAACGCAGTCGCTTAATTTCTTCATCGGTTGCCCTAAACCAGCAATAAACCATCTTTTCGTCAGTTCCATTGGACACCATGAAAAGTACCTTATCGAATCCGAAAACCATCTGCTGATGCACAAGCTGCCATTTGTGAGACTCGGGAACGTGGCCGGTTGCTACCGTTGCGGCCAGCGATTCGTTCCATGATTTATGTTCGAATCCGATTTCATAGAACATCGTCGATCCATCCGCGCTGGCGGAATACTTGCCTGTGTCATCAGTTGCGACAAACTGGAACAGTTCTTCACCAATGATTCGTTCTGCTATAGGCCTGGCCATTTCTTCTTCTTTAAGGCCACGGTCGAACCTAGCCTGGGTCTCGGCATCAATCTCAGGCGCAATCCCGGTAGACTTCTCTTTTAGAAGATCGGATCGGCTCCTGTGCGGGTTGACGCCCATCATGGCCGGAGCTTCGCTTGCATTCAGGCACTTGGCACGGTGTGCTAGCCATGCTTCACTTCCTTGGGCTTCTTCGATTTCTATCATTGTTCTGCTCCTGCAAATTCGGCAACCCATTCGCCATCAATCGGCGTGGCTTCCGGTGCTTTTTCAATGGGGGATATGATGGCGGATTTCTGCTCATCAGATAGCATGTACTTGGTGGACGACCGGGCGATGATTTGTTCTGCTGATGCGCGTCCGTCCATGATTGCCTTGCGCCATATTTCGATGTTCTTTTCAAATTCGGCGGAAGGGTAGGGAGGCTTTTCTTCGGTATGTTTCCCGGCATGTTCACGGTTACGCTCAATCTCCAGCAGCTCGGGCGGAAGGTCTTCAATATCCTGTGTGAAGCAGTCAGAGGCGGCGGTGACATTCAGCGTCATGGCGACCTGGGCGCGCTTGACGGCCATCTTAAGAACGGTATTGGCAATGTCAGCCGGCTCGGTGCGCAGTTGTTGGGTCCTTTCGACTTTGCCCTGGTATTTCCCATATTTGATGCGCTTGCGATCAGCAGGAGTGTCATCGTATTCTTCCTGGCAGATGGCCCGACGCCACTTGTATTTTTCCTCGTTGGACGAGCATTCGCCAACACCCTCTCCGAGCACCACGCCCGTGGTCTGATGGGTTCCTACGCATGTAATCCGGTAACGCACGCTATCATTCGTTGAAAGTTCTTCGATCCTGTAGCTAGGCGCTACTCGAAAGGTCACACAAAGAACCTCAGCACCCGGCTTATACAGGCTTGGCTTCTTACTTCCAGGTATAACGCCATAGTGCGTTTCTCGCTGCATCACGGCCTTCATGACTTCCTGGACACGGTTGACATGAGCCCGGATTTCTCCGGCTGTTAGTGCCCGTTGTGCGTTGACTACGGCTATCTCGTTACTCATGTCTTACTCCATGCTGATGCGTTTAGGGTGGGCTTGCTGTATCACACAGACCAGATGGCCCTGCTTATCCATCCGACCGACGCTGACCTGATTGGGTGTGCTCGGTAGGCAGCTTGCGGGATCGTCGTTGCGGATCATAGCGACGGTCAGGAACAGCGCGGCCATGATCATGACAAATATGTAGATCATGCCGTGCTCCGGGTCGGAGTTGGTATGGCGATTTTTGTCATACCGAAATATCGAGGTGCCACAGTCGAAATCACGACCCTGATTACAATCGCTAGTGCGGCTGTTTGTCATGCTATCCTCCGTGAGTGTTAGATTTAATCTTCGTCCTGTACTCGGCCTGATATGTAGCTACCAGAGCCAACTTGCGATCTACAAGACCGATGATCTGGCTCATTGCCCACGCGCATTCATCCGGGTGCGCTTTGGCGTAGGCGATCTGCTGGAGGACTTCGCCCTCAATGTTTACCAGAATCTCCCAATCGTCGGCAATCTTCTGGGCGGTCAGCGGAGAAGACGCCATCGAATCCCATATCGCTTCTTTGATATGCGTTTGTCTAGCATCAAAGGCAGCCTGTCGCATATCGGAATCGGCGTAGGGCTGTTCCAGCCATCCATCATTTTCTTTCATTTCATATCTCCAAAAATTCTGCTTTCCGACCGGCTGGTCTCCTTCTCTATGGCTCACACTCGTCTAGGGAGAGGCTGGTGCTGCTGCCCTGATTTCTCATAGCGTGTAGGCATCATTGCATATCAATATCGTAAATGCAAGCACAATTATGTTTGCGCAGAAAATAATTTAGGTGTATTGTGTGGGCGTCAACATAGACAAAATGAATGGAACGCAATGAACGCACTAGAAAAACTAATCGAACAGCTAGTGGATAGAAAAGGCGTATGGCCGACGCTAGCCATGACAGCCGGAATCAGCCAGGCCACAATATGGCGGATAATCAACCGTAAGACATCACCCAGTTGGGATACGATGCAGTCTTTGAATTCCGCATGCGAAAAAGTAAAGGGACTCAGCAATGAGCCGTAAATTCTGGACGACCGATCTCATTGCCCAGGCCATCGAGCTCTATAAAACGAAGAGCCGCTTTCAGATCGCAGAAATCATGGGCTGCTCTCACCACTCGGTGAAGCACATACTTGAGCTGCATAAAGTCTACAAGCGGACTCCTACAGCTTGGTCAAGTAAGGATAAACGGACCTTGATTAAGATGTACTCCCAATATCCCCTGCAAATTACTGCCGAAAAACTAAAGCGAAGCCGTCAGAGCATTAAGAAGATGGCAGGTCAACTAGGCCTAACTCGCGAGACGATGAAGAACAGCCAGCGCAAGCGAAAGCCGTATTGCATCGAACCAAAAGAGGAAGATCCGGACGTTCTGGTGATCTCTCCCAACCACGTCCGCTATGCGATGAAGCACAGTGGCAAAGGTGGCCAGAAACACGGTCACCGACTGGCTCAGGGCGTCACCACGCTGGGGTATATATGATCCGAATAGCACTCTGAATAAAGGACTCTGAACATGGCCAGAGCACGAAACATAAAACCAGGTTTTTTCACCAATGAACTACTTGGAACCTATGATCCGATCATAAGTTTGCTGTTCGCTGGGCTGTGGTGCCTAGCCGACAAAGACGGAATATTGGAAGACAGGCCGCTACGAATTAAGGCAGAACTGTTCCCGTACCGTGAAGGGTTAGATGTTAACGGTTATCTAACGGTTCTTGAACGTGATGCATTCTTGACCCGCTATAAAGTGGTTGGGGTGGGGTACATCCAGATCAGCAACTTCACCAAACACCAGACACCTCACCACACCGAAAAAGCAAGGGGGTATCCAGACCAAAGCAAGGCAGATAAAGGCGTGCAAGGTAAGGACGTACTAACACCGTTAAGCAACGGTGAACAAAAGGTTACGACACGCTCTGATTTACTGATTCCTGATTCACTGATTCCTGATTCCGGATTCATTGATTCAGGACGCACATCGTCCGCAACCGCTTCGCGATTGCCATCAGTAAAACGCAAGCATTCACTGCCTGAAAACTTTGAGCCAAAACCAAAGCACTACGAACTCGCTTCTAGCCTGTCAGTGAATCTGATTGTCGAGCTTCCGCAATTCTGCGACCATCACGTTGCGAATGGTTCAGTGATGGCAAGTTGGGATGCGGCGCTGAGCAAGTGGATCCGAAATGCTGCGAAGTGGGGTGGCAAGGTTGGCGCATCCCAATTCATGACGGCCCAACAGCGACGAGACGAAAACAACCGCAGGTCTACCGCAGAGTTCCTTAGCGATGATATTGCCCAATTCGCCAACACCATCAACGGGGAGTACCACCATGCTCGACAATGAGAAGCGACTGTTCAGCGATCTGCTGGATGCGTCAATGCCTATCTACCGAATTGAGGCCAGCGTGGAAACCAAGCGCCTTTGGTGGGGGCTGCTGCAGAACTACAGCTACATCGAAGTCCGAGCAGCATTCGAGCGCCACCTTTCGGAGAACGGACAGACCATTACCCCGGCGCATATCCGCATCCTGATCGACAAGATGAACCCTGACGGCAGGCCAGGTGCAGATGAAGCATGGGCCATGTTGCCATACCGGGACGAAGCCGCAAGTGTGGTGATGACCGACGAAATGGCTGAAGCATTCGGGATAGCAAACGGGATTGACGACAAGAACGGTGCGCGCATGGCATTCCGTGACGCCTACAACCGCATCGTTGAGCGCAGTAAATCTCAAGGCATAAAGCCGCATTGGTTCGCCTCGCTCGGACATGACAACCAGGGGCGAGAAATCGTGCTAAAAGAGTCCGTACGGCTTGGAAGGATAAGCCAGAGCTACGCAAAAGGCCTATTGCCCGCCCCGATTTCTGAAGACCGTGGGGCTGCTGTTCTGGCGCTCGTTTCCAGCAATGGAGTCCTGACGGACAAGTCCGCAACGGATGCTGATCGTGACAAGGCACGGGATAGTATTAATTCAATCAAGTCAATGCTTACAAAGCTTACAAAGGGGGCAGCATGATCGATGGGCTTGATCCACATGAACCGGGCAGAAAATGACCGACGCACAGGAAGCCTACGAGGAACGAGCCGCCATAATCGAGTATGACGGAGGACTATCCCGGTCTGAGGCCGAGCGCATGGCATCGCATCATCTTCCGAAATTGTCGGCACGGGAACAGGCATTGAAGGCTGTCGAAAATCTACATCAAATGGGTCGGAAGTGAATGTGCAATCAGAGACCCTGCGATAAGCCCGGCTGCACTTATTCACGGTCTCATGCGATTACATGCGAGGCGAGATGGCTGCTGAAGCAGCCCAAGGAATACAGGACGGAATATCTCAAGAAGCCGATGGTACTGAAACGTTCCGAGGAGTTGAAAATTGCCATGCTGTCGGAATGGGGGCGTAAATGAGACAGCAATATATCCTAGCCCACCAACCGGCTCGTATGGGGGCGATACAGGCCGTAAAAGACGCGCCTGACGGTTACGTGGTTGAGATCAAAGAGCCGACCCGTAAACTGTCGCAAAACGCGAAATTACACGCCATCCTGACTGATATTAGCCGACAGGCTAAGTACATGGGAAAGAATCGATCTGTTGAGTTCTGGAAGGGTTTATTTGTCTCTGGATGGCAGATTGCTACCGGAGAAAAGCCAGAGATCGTTCCAGGTCTTGAGGGCGAATTTATAAATATCCGTGAGAGTACCACGACAATGAGCGTTAGGAATCTATCGAGCTTGATGGAGTACATGATTGCGTGGTCGATTGATAACGGGGTACAACTGACCGATCCGGTGCCAGATGAATACGTTGATTGGGCGCAACGATGATTCCCAAGAAACCCACCAAACAACGTCGGCCAAAGCTATCTACCTTGCAGGATAAGGCTGACAATCTAATGAGCCTCTATATCCGTCAAAAGTACGCAGATAACGGGATGGTAAAGTGCGTATCATGCGGAAAGATCATCCACTGGAAAGAATCAGACTGTGGCCATTTCGTGCCTAAGGCTAGAGGATCTTCCGTTCGCTACGTGGAAGAAAATGTCCATCCTGAGTGCCACTACTGCAATAGGTTTGATGAAGGCCACCTGATCGAATATACCCGATTCATGATCGACTTCTACGGGCACGAGAAGATCGATGAGCTGAAGTCAGAGGCTCGGAAGACATTATCTCCAACGCAGAAACGCGAACTGGTTGAAGACGCCATCGAATATTACGGAACCCGACTCAAGGACATGGAATGATCGTCAACCAATACAATCCGTCCTCAACCAGATACTGCCAGAATTGCCAGACCACGCAGCCCATAGCAGGAGGAAAGAACGTACCCTGCGGCGGCCCAATCAGCAAGAGGTGGCTGTGCGGACGGTGCATGGCAAATCGGATTGAGCGTCGGGATAGGATTGCGAAGCGGACGGAGATGGAGCGATGACAGAACGCGCATATCGATACGGCGATCCAGCAAAGGTTATCGAGATGGACGAAAGTCGCACATGTAAAGGGTGCATAAACCTATCCAGACTATGGGGAATTCAATACTGCCTAAACGATAACAATGCGCATGAACGCCGCTGTCAAAGCTATTACAACCCGACCGAAAGGGAAGCTCATGGCGCATCGTAACGAGGCCGCTTATCAGATGGCCCAGGAATGGGTTAAATGGCTCGATAGTCGCAGGTTTCTTGGCCCACCTTTACAGCGGAATATTCTGGCTCAATTCATGCCAAGCAAGACTGGTAGAGAACCTAATGGCCCTATGTCCGCAGAACTCAATGCATTTAATCTTGCCGTATCAAGCCTAGATGTTGGCGAGTTTGTTCCGTTCGTTGTCATCTACTGTGAGATTAAGATTAAACCAATCAAGGCTATCGCAGC